CTGCCCGATGCACTGGAGTTTAGGCGCGATCAGTACGGGCTTTCAGCAAAGGAATTTGGGATGCTGATTAACCTATCGCAGTCGCATTACAGCGAAGTAATACACGGATTGAGGGATTTGCCCATCAAGTCTGTAAAGCGTGCATTTGCAATCGGAGTACCAGCCGAAGTTCTTTTGTCACCATCACCACTCCGGGGGGAGATATGACACCCCTACAACAAGCAGCACAAGCAGTCATAGCCCGCTGGGAATCGCCGCTCTGGAAATATCAGGTGCACACCGCCGAGTACGTCAACGCATTGCGCGTGGCACTGGAAGCCGAGCAAGCACAGGCGGTGGAGCCTTGCAAGGGTCATAACTGTGGAAGCATCAACCCAAAGCTACATTCTGCCGAATGCTTCGATGAGCATGAGGCGTTGGCCGGATGCCAGCGCCCATTTGGCTACTTCCATTTTGTTTTTGACTCGGACAATGGCGATTATTGGCGCGAAACAGACGATGAAAGCGAGATGCCGCTTTTCACCCACCCAGCCCCACAAGCCACGGGTGAGCAAGCGCCGGCGGTGGAGCCCATCGGCTACGTCAGACATGCAGACAAGACTTTTTGGCCTCATCCCGAATGCGCCGTGTATGCATCCGTGTCACCGAGCCTTGCGCCTGTGTACGCGCACCCAGCCCCACCAGCCGAGCAAGCGCAGGCGGTGGAGCCTGTGGCGTGGATGGTCTATGTCGCCGAAGCAAACAATCAATACGCCGTATGCGATCTTGACGATCAACAGCTTGTAGATGACTGCACAAACCACAACGCAGAAGTGACACCACTGTTCACCCACCCAGCCCCAACACCATCTATTCAGGAATCCTTAAAGGTTCGATACAAGCGCGGCTATGCAGTCGCACTGTCAGATGCAGAAGAAGCGATAGACGACGAATGCCGTGAGCGTGTTGTCACTGCCAGCGACTGCATTGAAATTATCCGCAACTTAGGCGCAGAAACAGAGGCAACAGAATGACAACATCAAATTGCATGACTTGCATTTACGGCGGCAGTTGGTGCGGTGAAATCAGCACAGAACCGGGACACTGCTACATGTTCAAAGACGAGCCGGACGGGGTTTGTGGGCAGTGGAGGACATCAATCACACAACCACCAGCCGGTGAGCGTGCGGAGTTGGTTACGGCGTTACTTCAGTGTTTGGCCGGCCCTGCTGCACTCACGACACGCGAGGCTACGGCAATCAAAGACGCAGCCGACATGCTGGAAGCTGATGTCTCCCTCATCAATGAGGGTAACAAGGCGCAGCAAGTAGCAGTGCCGATGACTGAGGCTCAAATATTCGCTTGCGACCCAGTTCCTCACGTCATGTTTGACCAGCAGCGCATTGATTTTGCCCGCGCTATCGAAGCCTTCCACGGCATAGGAGCAAAGCCATGACCCCGACAGAAGAAATCTTGCTCAACGAAATGCGCTATATCGCGTCAATCAGCACAGGGCAAGTCAAGAGGGCGGCGGAAGCTGCACTGTCCACTGTGTCAGCTATGTGTGCGCAGCAAGTAGCAGCGCCTGCGCGTGGGCCGTTGAGTGAGCCTGAAAAAGACGCAGTATGGCTGCGCGTTGATACGGAGCGCACAGCATTGCGCTATGACCCACGATATTCAGAAAGAGTTTTATGAGCCTGCAATCAATCAGGGAAGCACTCACACGCCACGGCCCAATGACCGCAGCGCAACTTGGCGCACGCGTTGAACTTAGCCCATCGTCAATTAGCTCACAGCTTAAAAGTCTGCGCGAACGGCGAGAAGCCCACATCATGGAGTGGATACTGTACACGGGCGGCGGGCCGGGGGGTCGCAACACACCCATTTATGCCATTGGCGATGCGCCCGACGCCGCAAGCAAGCCCCGAGGCAAGCGTGCTTTATCCAAAGCCGCCAAAGAAGCGAAAGCAGCCAAGGCAGCGGCAGTGCAGACAAAGGCTCAGGCTTACGCAGAAGTGCGGCAACAAGCGGGGATGTGGGGAGGTCTGATATGCAGTGCATGAACGACGATTGCCCCAGCACAGACGACACCCGCATTGTCGAGTCACGCAAGGCTGCTGCAACAACGTACCGCGTTCACCTTTGCACGGCCTGTGGTCACCGGTACAACACAATCGAGATTGTCACAGCGAACGAAACGATACCGTTGTCAGTGCGGCGACCAAGGGAGACAGCATGACACACAAGTTAAACAGCGACCGAACCGCAGTCATTGCGCCGGATGTGAAGTGGATACCGATTGACGAGAACACGCCTATCGGTTGTCGGATGCAGCTTATAGAGCGTGCGCAAGGCGTGGCATACACCAGAGTTCACCACAAGGGTGACGGGTTCACGCACTGGTTTCCATTACCAACTTTTGAGCCCTTAGAAAAATGACTTACATCCGTGTGGTTACCAAGAACGCAGCGACTAACCCCATAGCGCGGGCAGTCGCACGGCAGAAGCTGAAAAGTCTTTTGCTTACCTCCAAGATTTCACTGTACATGATGACCCCTGAGGATGAGTATCGGGAGCGTCTGGAGGCTATCGGAGCTACGCTGGAGCCCATGATCGTAGCAGCACGCATCGAAACCACAGACCGAGGGACTAAGCTGGAAGAGCTTATTCAGACCATGCAGGCGGGTAAAGATGTATGCGTACAACTACTTACTGCGGGTACCTATGACCCAATGCAAGCCCGTGTAATTTGTGATGCGCTCGACGCGGCGGAAGAAGTTAATCCTAGGGTTAACCCGGAGGCAATGCAAAAAGCGTTGTATAGCATGTATGCGAGCGGGCACAATTAGCGCTTTCTTTGTAACGGAGACGGTAAATGCATGATCAGAACACCCCCGCATTTGAAACGTGGACTCGGGAAGAAATTAACAAACTGGCATACACCATGCACAAACAACTAATAGATGTTGTGGAGCGGAACTCCAAATTACGGCTTGCGCTTAGAGAAGCCAAGCTGGTTAACGAACTACAGAAAGATGATTGGAAATGAGCGCATTAGACATTCAAGAAGGCGGCGACCATTACCGGAAGATGAAGATTCAGCCTATCGAATTCATTCACGCTAATGAGTTGGATTTCCTGCAAGGCAACGTAATCAAGTACATCACACGCCACAAGAACAAGAACGGTGCTGCCGATGTCCGCAAGGCTCTGCACTACTGCCAACTAATATTAGAACTACAGTACAAGGAAGAGACAAATGGCGCAAACCCCGGAAAATAAAGTAAAAGCAGCGGTTAAGCGCATACTTGATGCGCATGATGTGTATCACTTCCCCCCGGCTACGGGCGGGTATGGGCGCTCGGGAGTCCCCGATATCATCTGCTGCGTTAACGGAAAGTTCCTCGCTATCGAGTGCAAGGCAGGCAAGGGCAAGACTACGGTACTGCAAGACCGGGAGATACAGGCTATCAGGGATGCAGGCGGTATGGCTATTGTGATTAACGAGGACAACTATGATGCATTAAGCGCAGTTCTCAAGGTGCTTGCATGAAAACATTAGTTATCGACTTTGAAACTGTGTGGGACTCAACTAACTACACATTGAGTAAGTTGTCAGGAGAAGCCTACATCCGCGACCCACGGTTCAAGGCATTTGGCCTGTGCGTGAAGGAACTGAATAGCGCAGAGCCGCCCAAGTGGATTTCCCACGACGATATCCCTGCGTGGGCCGCATCGGTTGACTGGGGCAATACGGCTACAGTTGCGCACAACAGCATGTTTGACAATGCGATCCTTGCATGGGTATATGGCGCTGTGCCTGCTGTGCTGTTCGATACGTTGTCGATGGCGCGGGCGCTACGTGGTGTGGACGCTGGCGGTTCACTGGCTAGGTTGGCCGATCACTATGGACTGCCGCCCAAAGGTAAGGCTGTATATAACACGAACGGACTGACAGAGTTATCCCCGCGTATTGAGGAGGAGCTAGCTGCGTACTGTGCTCATGATGTGGTGTTGTGCGAGGCTATCTTTCAGAACTTCATGCGCGAGGGGTTCCCCAAGAAGGAGCTAAAACTCATTGACATGACACTGCGGATGTTCATTCAGCCGGTGTTGGAGTTGGACATGGACGCACTGGAAGCCCATCTGCATGAGGTAAAGCACATGAAGACCAATTTACTGATCAACGCTGGTGTGGCACAAGAGGAGCTATCGTCAAACCCTAAGTTTGCTGCATTGCTGGAGCGCATGGGTGTGGTAGCGCCGCGCAAGATCAGCCCGACTACCGGCAAAGAAACATGGGCGCTGGCTAAGACAGACGAAGGCATGAAAGCGCTAGTCGAACACCCCAACCCGGTGATTCAGGCGCTGGCTGCAGCTAGGCTGGGTGCCAAATCTACGCTGGAGGAAACACGCACAGAGTTGTTTATCGCAACCGCAAAGCGCGGTAAGCTCCCGGTACCGCTGAAGTACTACGGTGCTCGTACGGGTCGCTGGTCGGGTGAGGTCTACAATATGCAGAACATTCCACGGGTGTCCAAACTGAAGTACGCTATCCGCGCACCTGCTGGTCATGTGCTTGTTGGTGTCGACTTGTCTAATATTGAGTTACGTGTTGGTTTGTGGTTCGCTGGTCAGTTGGATAAGTTGGAGCTACTAGCAGACGGCAAGGACTTATACAAAGACTTCGCATCCAAGGTGTTCGACACGCCATACGATGAGATTACAAAGGATCAGCGGTTCATTGGCAAGACATCACAGTTGTCGCTTATTTATGGTGTCGGCCACAAGAAGCTGCGTGCTGCCATCAAACAGGGTTCAGGCGTAGACATTGGGGAAGAGGAGGCTCAGCGTATTGTGGCCCTGTATCGCCAAGAGTACCACCTCGTAGCAAAAGCGTGGAAGCTGGGGGAGAAAGTCCTACAAAGCGTAGCCGCAGATCAACTGATGGATTATGGTACTCGTGATGTGATCAAGGTGCACGGTAAGGCTGGGTGCAAACTGCCGTCAGGTATGTTCATGAAGTACCCGGGGCTAGAGAAGGTCATGGTTACCGAGACACCCCCTGAGGGTGGGGAAGTTGTTCGAGCGCATTGGCAATACTACACACGCAAAGGTGCGGAGAAGCTGTATGGTGCCAAGGTATTTCAAGGCCTCACACAAGCGTTGGCTAGGTGCGTGATGGGGGACGGGATGTTGCGCACAGCCAAGAAGTATCTGGTTGCCTTGACGATTCATGACGCGGAGTACTTCGTTGCACCAGAAGCGGATGGCGCAGCGGCGCTGCAGTTTTCAATTGACGCATTATGTACGCCGCCAAGCTGGGCACAAGAGCTACCGCTGGGTGCTGAAGGTGGGTTTGGCTACACACTGGGCGACTGCTGACTGTTAAAATACAGTCCCAATCAACTGAATAAAGAACACACATGGCACTCGCATTTTCCTATAGCGCGATCAAGGATTTCCAAAATTGCGCCCGCAAGTACCATGTGGTTCGTATTCTGAAGCAATACAAACAAGGCGACACCACAGCTACCCTTTACGGGACGGCGGTGCATACTGCATTTGAAAATTATGTCAAAGACGGCACCCCACTACCAGAAGCTTTTCAACACTACCTGCCTTTCGTGGAACCTCTCACCAAAATCCCCGGAGAGATCAAATGCGAACTCAAACTCGGGATTCGTAAAGACTTCACGCCATGCGAATTTTTTGCCCCGGATGTATGGTTCCGCGGGTTGCCCGACTATCTCGCACTTAACCACGACAAAGGCATTGCGCGAGTCGTAGATTACAAGACTGGCAAGTCCAGTCGCTATGCAGATACAGATCAGCTAGAGCTTATGGCCGCTATGGTCATGGCACACTACCCAAAGATCAACACCGTTAAGGGTGTCCTTCTATTCGTGGTTGCCAAGGATGCAGTCAAAGCAGAGTACACACGCGCTCAACTACCTGAAATTTTCTCCAAGTGGGCGGGCCATGCAAGTATGATTGAGGCTGCATTAGAAGCAGGGGTATGGAACGCTCGCCCCTCAGGACTTTGCGGGTTCTGTCCGGTAGAGTCTTGCGAACATCACCGATAGTGGTAGTTTAACTATTTAGAGTATACTATAGCTATCAAAGGAGATAGCTATGGCCGGATGGAATCACACTAATGCAAAATGGAAACCTAAAACCTGCGGTGTTTGCGGCGCAACGTTTACCCCTAAGAGTGGGGTTCATAAGTTTTGTTCCGTCCCATGCAAGGGGAAATGGAAGTACATAACAGGTAGCGCCTCAACCGAAAATCAGTACCTAAAAATTAGCGGTAATTGGAAACGATACTGTTCTCGGTTGCTGTACTACGGAGGCCGTAAACGGGATCATTTGACAGCGCAAATGCTACTGGATAAGTTGGAGGCTCAAAATTACAGATGCGCTTTGTCTAATGTTGAACTAACTTGCGAGTTAGTACATGGGGTTTTGGCGCGTACAAACGCCTCAGTTGACCGTATAGTTGCCGGGGGCCTGTATACCAGCGACAATATACAAATGGTTTGTAGGGCCGTCAACATGTGGCGAGGAGATTTGCCAGTTGACGAATTTGTTGAATGGTGTCGTAAGGTGGCTGCGCACCATGACCCGCGTACCTTGTTCGATGTGCAAGGAGAAAAGGAGAACGATCATGGCGAAACCGCGTGATTATAAATAGCGAGTATAAAAATTATCAAGGCACGCCAAAGCAGCTTAAGGCTCAAGCAGAGCGGCATAGGGCGCGTCGCATCTACGAAAAGGCTCATGGCACCCTGCCAGATAACGTAGACGTAGACCATAAGAAGGCTATGTCCAAAGGGGGCGCTACGAGCCTAAGTAACCTTAGAGCCGTACCCGCAAAGAACAACCGAAGCTTCTCCCGCACCAAGACCGGGACGCTGAAGTCGCAAACAAGCAAGCGGGAAGCCGCTAAGTAGAGTAGTATCCCGGAGACGCTTGTCATTTGGCGTCTCTCCTGAGTGTTGGTTTTTGCACGGTAGTTCACCCTACCGTGCTTTTTTCGTCCGTGAAAGGATTCTCCCGTGCAAATAATAGATAACCGGGCACTGCAGTTTGTGACCCGCAAGGCAGACCAGATCACTGCCTTGATCCCGAAAAGCAAGGTGCTCGCCCGCAACGGCGACCAAGCCAAAATCCTCGTTAACTGGGGGCATATAGAGGCAAAGCTTCTGCGTAACCTGCAGATCAAAAACGTACCGCACCCCATAACGGGCAGGTACAAGTGGCCCGGGGTGTATACCCCATTCGACCATCAACGTACTACCGCAGCGTTCCTCGCTACCCACCCACGGTGCCTTGTGCTCTCTGAGGCGGGGACGGGCAAGACCAGTGCAGCGGCATGGGCTGCGGATTACCTCATGCTGCAAGGCGAGATCAAGCGGGTGCTTATTGTCTGTCCCGTGTCTATCATGGACACCGCATGGCGGGCTGACTTGTTCCGTACGCTTATGCACAGAACCGTGGCAATTGCTACGGGTAGTAAAGCCAAGCGTCAACAACTGATTAACGGAGACTACGAGTTCGTCATCATCAACTTTGACGGGGTGAAGGTAGTACGCGAAGAGCTTGCGGCTGGTGGGTTCGATCTTGTTATCGTAGATGAAGCAACTGCAGTAAAGAGCACTACAACAGACCGTTGGAAGGCTTTGCACAGCCTGATTAAGCCCACGACCCGGCTCTGGCTTATGACCGGCACCCCTGCCTCGCAGTCGCCTACGGATGCATATGGGCTGGCTAAGCTGGTCAACCCCAGCGTAGTGCCAAAGTTCTTTGGGGCGTTCCGCGACTTGGTTATGTACAAAATCACCAACTTCAAATGGGCTCCTAAAGTTACCGCACAAGATACCGTGTTCAAGGTATTGCAACCCGCGATACGTTTCACCAAGGCTGAGTGCTTAGACCTCCCTGACTTGTTGTACACCACTCGGGATGTACCGTTAACCGTACAGCAAATGAAATACTACGAGGAGGTCCGCAAGTCTATGGTGGCTGTTGCGGCAGGTGCGGAGATTACCGCGGTCAATGCAGCGGGGCTGTTGAATAAATTATTGCAAATCAGTGCCGGATGTGCGTATACCACCGAACGAGACGTAGTGGAGTTCGATGTGAGTAACAGGATTAACGAGCTACTGGACGTAATCAACCAAACCGATCACAAGGTCATTGTGTTTATACCGTTTCGTCATGCCCTAGATATGCTGGAGCAAGCCCTTGCCAAGGCAGGGATAACCACAGGAGTTATTCATGGGGGGGTGTCAGCAAACCAGCGATCCGTAGTCGTAAAAAGTTTTCAAACCGAAACCGCGCCTCGCGTTATACTGGCGCAGCCTGCGGCTGCTGGGCACGGTTTAACGCTAACGAAAGCGGATACCGTTGTGTGGTGGAGTCCCGTTCCGTCTGCTGAGTTGTACTTGCAAGGTAATGCCCGGGCGCACCGGGCGGGACAAGTCAATAAGGTGACGATAGTTCGGCTGCAGGGTAGTTCCGTGGAGCGTCGGGTGTACGCTATGTTAGATGGTAAGGTTGATTCGCATCAACTATTGGTAGATTTATACAAACAGGAGATAGATGATGCCGCAAACGCACGGGCTCCGTAGCGCCCCAGAATACACAACTTGGGCAAGCATGAAAGGACGATGCTTAAACCCAAACAATCCTAAATACCCTAGGTATGGCGGGCGCGGGATTCAAATTTGCCCTTCTTGGATTACCCACTTTGAAATGTTCTATGCAGATATGGGGCCAAAACCAAGCGCGCAACACTCCCTAGATCGAATAGACAACAATGGGCCGTATTGTGCGTCTAATTGTCGATGGGCAAGCCCAAGTACCCAAAGTAACAACCGAAGTACAACCCGCTTGTTTTACTACAACGGCATCCAGACTACATTGCAGTCCTTGGCAGCAGCCCATAACGTTCCTTACAAACGGCTTAAGCACCGTCTCGAGCATGGATGGGATATCGTCCAAGCAATAGAGACCCCTATTGGGGCTGATGAAAAGCACATTACGTTTCAAGGGCGAACCCAATCACTATCTGCATGGGGGCGCGAAGTTGGGATTTCTGGGGCCTGCGTATCTGAGCGCCTTCGTGCAGGGTGGGGTATTGAGCGAACGCTTACGACACAGGCCAAAGTACATACAAACAAGAGATAGCTTGACACTCAGGCTAGACTGTGTATAATAAAGACTCCCAACCAAGGAAACAAAATGACCGACGAAACTAAGTATGATGCTGATAAGTTAGTGCGTGTGTATATCAAAATGCGTGATGCCAAGACTGCTATGGTCGCGGAGCATGAGGCGCGTTTAGCGGGCCTAGAGACCCAGATGGACGCTATAGAAGCTGAGCTTCTTACCATCTGCAAGACTACCGGCCAAGATGGCGGCAAGACTGCCCACGGCTCTTTTACCCGCACGGTGAAGACCCGCTACTGGACTAGCGACTGGAGTGCTATGCACGCCTTCATTCGTGCCCACGATGCCGTAGACCTCTTGGAGCGCCGCGTAGCGCAAACTAACATGAAGCAGTTCCTGCAAGATAACCCCGGCTTGATGCCTGAAGGACTCAACGTCGATGCCAAATATTCCGTTACTGTAAGGAGAGCAACCAAATAAATCTATCCGTGCCTTCCTGTGTTACCCGTGTCAACCCTATCCAACTAATATTAGTTACATATCATGTCTGAACTCACATTATTTAAATCCGGCGCTTCCCTTCCTGACTACCTCCGCTCTGACCCCGACGAATTCACCAAGCGCCTTGCTGGTGGCTCAACAGGCAAGACCATCTCTATCAAAGGCGGTGTGTGGCGCATGATCGTTGGCGGCGAGGAGATTGCCAAGAATGAGGACCGCGCCATGAATTTGGTAGTGGTCAATGCAGCCCCTTCTGTGGCCCGTACTTACTACGAAGGTGTTTATGAAGAAGGCGCAGCTACCAGCCCTGCCTGTTTCTCCGCTGACGGCAAGCTGCCAGACGCCACGGTTAAGGCTCCGCAAGGTTCTTCCTGCGCCACCTGCAAACAGAACATCGCAGGTTCTGGGCAAGGCGAATCTCGTGCGTGCCGCTTTAGCCAGCGTTTTGCAGTGGCCCTTGAGGGTGACTTGAGCGGTAACGTCTATCGCTTGCAACTCCCTGCCAAGTCTTTGTTTGGCCGCGCTGAAGGCGACAAGATGCCCCTGCAGGCATACGCTAAGTTTCTGTCAGGCCACGGTGTTCCTATGTCGGGCGTGGTTACGGAAGCCCGGTTCGATACATCTGAAGCAGTTCCGGTCCTGAAGTTTCGCGCTATCCGTCCGTTGACGCGGGAAGAACTCACAGTTGCACGCGCTCAAGGCGGCTCCGAGGATGCGGCACAGGCTATCGAGAGCAAGATGGTTATCAAGGAGACCCCGGCACTGGCCGCACTCCCCGCAGCTTTCAACAAGCCCGCTGAAGCACCCGCAGCAGAGCCTGCCGCCCCTAAGAAGGTTTCCAAAAAGCCTGAAGTAGTTGCGGCTCCTGCCAAGGATGTGAGCGCTATGTTGGACGAGTGGGGCTCTGACGATGAGTGATGCCCGGGGTTATTCGTATTCGCTTGTGAAAGCGATCCAAGCGGCTGACCCCGCCCTCTTGGGGGTTCAGCTTGCCGACTACTGCCTGCACCATGAGATTCCTGTTGCCGCAGTGGCACGTACCCTAGGGGTAACTAGGCAGACTGTGTACTCGTGGTTCACAGGAACCTTTCGGCCCCGGGGAGAGTTCATTGAGAAAATAAATAGTTTTATGACGGGTCCGCCTAAAGCACAGGCATAATCCCGTCCCGGGGCTAGGAGAAGCTGATCCCTTCTCGACAAAGCGGAACACGGGCCGCTGCCCCACCTTTTACCCAATTTATCCCGACCGTGAGGATGTGTGAATATTTCCTTCTATCATGCTGTATTGCCTCCTGAAGGCTTGTACTGTGCTTTAAGCATCAAAAACGGGACCGTAGTCCCTAGTTTCCACCCAACCATCCAAGACCTCGTTGACCGGGGCAATGTGTTACACGCACAGGACACCAACGTATTCTTTGCTCTGGCTGCATACACCGATGCCGCAGAGGGCCGCAAGGCAGCAAACGCGAAGGCACTACGCTGCCTTTTTGTAGATATAGATTGTGGCGAGGGTAAGCCCTACGAAGATCAGGCTGAAGGCGCTTCTGCACTTCGGGCGTTCATCGCTACCACAGGGCTACCTACCCCCTATATAGTTAACTCAGGCCGGGGGTTGCATGTTTACTGGCCGTTCCATGAAGTCCTTACTACGGCTACGTGGAAACCCTTAGCCCGCGCTTTCAAACAACTTTGTGTAGAGCACAAGCTGGCGATTGACCTGAGCGTGACCGCGGACCCTGCCCGGGTCCTGCGCATGGTAGACACCGCTAACCACAAGGTTACCCCTGCAGTGCCAGTCTTGCTTATGGTAGAGGGGGTAGTCAGCGATCTGGCTACGCTTAAAGCCGTGATGCCCCCGATAGTGGAAGAGATCGACTGGTCTGCTGCTAAGGGTGAGGGCGTCGATGCCATGACCCGCGCTCTTGCAGGGGGTGACTACCCTGCGTCAGAATTCTCCCGGATCGTACGCCGCAGCTTGCGGGGCACAGGTTGCGCTCAGATATCCAACGCGGTGCAGAACAGCGCTACCTTGGAAGAGCCTCTGTGGAGGGCCGCACTGTCTATCGCATGGCGCTGTACAGACGCTGAGACTTCTATTCATACCTTGTCTCGCGGGCACCCCGGGTATACCGCGGAAGGCACGTTGCAGAAAGCCGAGGGCACGCAGGGGCCTATGACTTGTGAGTGGTACCGTTCTAATTACAGCGCGGGCTGTGCGGGCTGTACCCAACGAGTTACTAGCCCTATTGCGTTGGGCCGCAAGGTAGAAGCTGCGGAAGCCATCAATGATGTGTACATCGTTGAGCAGCAGTTGAACCCAGACAACGCAGAGATCGGGGCCGATACAAAGGTCCAAGTAGAAATCCCCGCATACCCATTCCCATACTTTCGGGGGTTACATGGTGGGGTCTACCTCAAGAGCAAAGACAAGGAATCGGGCGACCCGATAGAAGTAGAAATCTACAAGTACGACCTATATCTATCCTCACGGTTTTATGACTCCTCAGAGCAAGGGGACGGCGAGGGGGAACTTGTAGGTGTGAACCTGCATACCCCGCACGATGGTATTCGCCGTTTCATTGCCCCCGTAGCCCACTTACTAACCAAAGAAAAAATGCGTGACCTGCTACTCAAGCACGGGGTAGTAGCGATCAACAAAGAACTGGATAACATCATGGCCTATCTCGCAGCGTCGATTCGCAATTTGCAGAAGTCGTTTGCATCTGACCGTACCCGCAACCAAATGGGTTGGACCCCGGACGACAGTGGCTTCGTTGTTGGTGAGTTGGAGTACACAGCGCACGGGATACGTCTTGCCCCCGCAGCTAGCGCGACTAAAGCAATGGCCCCCAAGTTGATGGCAAAGGGTACGCTGGCTAAGTGGTCTACGATTGCCAACTTCTACGACCGTCCGGGCATGGAAGCCCATGCCCTCTCCCTTGCCTTTGGGTTTGGGGCTCCGCTCCTGCGGCTCATTGGCGGTATGGAGGTGCGAGGTGCGGCCATTAACTTGATGTCTAATAAGTCCGGTACCGGCAAGACTACCGCGCAGATGGTCATCAACTCCATATTCGGGCACCCCAGCGAATTGTTGATGAAGAAGACTGACACGGGCGTGTCCAAGATGCAATGGCTTGGTACGCTGAACAGCATGGCGGCGACTATGGATGAGGTCACCAACTACGGGGACGAGGAACTGTCCGAGTTGATCTACGATATCCCGCAGGGGCGGGGCAAGAATCGTATGGAGTCGCAGACAAACAAGTTGCGCGTAAACAACACATCATGGATGACCTTCGTGATTATGTCCAGTAACTCGTCGCTGTACGACAAGTTGACCCGCCTCAAGAATACCTCTGACGGCGAACTGCGTAGGCTTATTGAGCTTCGGGTTAACCGCCCTGCCGATATAAGCAAACAGGAGTCAGACCTTATATTTGGAGCGTTGGCAGATAACTACGGGGTTGCGGGACCCGTATTCATTCAGTACGTTATGCAGAACCGGGAGAAGGTTATTGCGCAGCTTAAGAAGATTCAGTCCCGCATAGACAATGACTTGAGCCTTACGCAGGCGGATCGGTTCTACTCTATCGTGTTGGCCTGCGCCTTTACCGGGCTCAGCATTGCGGTGAAGCTAGGCTTGTGTGCTATCAGTATCTCTCGGGTATACACCTATGCGTTGCACGTTATTACCGACATCCGGGCTGACATCATTGCCCCCGCAGCAGACAACACCTTGGCTGCACAGGAAACGCTGACTACTTACGTTAACGAGAACCTGAACAATGCACTGGTCATCAACGGCGCTCGTACCTTGGGCAACCTAAGCGCCCCTACGCAATCTCCACGCGGCCCACTGCGCATTCGGTATGAGCCGGATACTCGTGAGTTGTGGATACCTGCGGCGGCGCTTAAGGACTATTTTGTGTCCCGGCAGGTGGACTTCCAGCAGGCTATCAAAGAGCTTGCAGATCGCAAGGTGCTCAAGAATGGGGGGGCTGCGATGACAAAGCGGATCGGCGCTGGGGCTATCGGAAGTTTCGACGCTATGGGTATTCGCTGCTATTGCATTGACGGTATAGCAGTGGGCTTAACCGATACGACTTTTGCAGTAGACAATGGCGCGTCCCTATCTAATCCCTGACTCGGTTCGGTTCATCCATGTCTACGGAGTGCCGTACTACATACCGTGGGAGGGTCTACTTCCCGGGTATTCGGTGTTCCTTAAGACTACCGCAACCGCGAGTGAAGTCCGCAAGTTGCTGAAGCCTGCGGAACGCCACTTCCGAATTCTTTTAAAAGCGCACAACCGCGTAGAGTTTGGCTACTACGGTGTACGTATCTGGCGCCTAGCCTAAGGCTTTGGTCCGCATCTCTTTGATAAGCGATTCATATCGCTGAAGAAACTGACGCTCCACTATTCGCAGCCTACGGATTTCTTTCTCACGCCCGCCTTTTTTATCGTCCGGCAATGCGCTAATTTGAGATATCGCGGCTCTAACCTCGCCAAGTGCATCTTGTATGCCGCTTACGGACGCTTGATATTTTAAGAGTTTGAGGTTCTTCTCTTGGTACGCACGGGCTTCCGGAATTTTACCGGTGGACTCCAGTCTACGCAGTGTAGTAACCGCGGTATCTACTCGTTTAGCCAGATCGTAAAAATCGTTTTTGATCTGCGAGTCAAACTCTTTAACCGCGATCCGGCTCATACCGGGTACTGAGGCTAGCGTATCTGGCAGGGACTCCGAAGGCTTATTACCTACAAGGCTATTGGACATTAACATTACGGCTCCGCCGTACATACCCAGCATTCCGCGTAAGAAGTAGTCAAGCTTAATTGGGGAGATACCTTGCGACTCGATACCTGCGGACTCTAGTAACCGCTTAGAGGTCTCTCCGATAAACTTGGAAGCCTCACTAGTAGATGCAGAAGACTGCAGGTAGCTTTCTTGTTTCGCCAAACCCTGTCCGACAATAGGACGTTGGGTAAAGAAACTGTAGTTTGTAGCAAGTTCAACCCCAACTTTAAGTGCTTGCGGAGCCGGCAGGGGGCCAGAGATTAGTGCGTTAAGCACTACGTCCTTAACGGTCGCCGTAAGTTTTGCAGGGTCGTCTGAGTATTTGCTAGCAAACTGGCGAAACAATGTTTCCGCAAAGAACTTAGGCAACGTAAAGATATCGGGCCGCATGGGGATGCCCCACCCGTGCATACCGGGGAGGGTCAGCTTGGAAGCTTGCTCAACACGGGACATTTTTTCGTAATCTTCATCGCCTACATTAGCCGCAGCCATTAGGAACGATATCCCCGCCAGCCATGCCATATTACTAAGCAGTGATTTTTTAGCCTGCGCTCTATCGGCAGGGGAGATACCTTCTCCGCTAACTACTTTCAATGCAGCCCGAGTTGCCGCTAACAAGGAGTTGAAGAACACAACGTTTCGTGCTACTTGCGTTAGCCCTGCGTTACCTAACCGCGTGCGGAAGTTAATAATCTCAAAGGCTTTTTCAACTGCTTCAGCTTCGGTAAGCCCCGCATCCCTAGCAGCAAGGTATACCGCCTGACGCACGGCATTATCAGCCCCCATATTGATGTTCTGCATGAGGTTCTGATACTTGGCCCATGTAGACAACTTCTGCAACCCGGCATTAGCCTCCGCATTAGTACGATTAAGCATAGCGTTATAGTCGCTCACGCCTACCGCCCCGTATTCTTTTAGCGTCTCCCGTGCTTGGCTCGCGCCCGTCATAGTACGTACTGCTTCTGCGACTGCAGTTAACGGAATTTTGAAGGCGTACTTTGGCTTTAGTCCAGATATAAACACCGCGCTAATGGCATCCATCGGAAGCTGGTACAGCGGGAACAGGGGAAAGTTTGTAATGGAAGCCCGGAACACGTTGTTCGTCCAGTCCAACATACCGCCAATAAACGGCAGGGTGGACCGCCCAAAAGACTCCATGCCCCGGAAGACACCTGCTTTGGCCGCGCTCTCAAACTCTAAATACTTGGTAGTACCGTTCTCCAGATACGAGATGGTCCGATCTGCGGCACCCTTTGCAGGTGTATCTACACGGCGGACTTCCGTATCAGGCAGGAACTCTAGGGATGCTTGCGCAAGCTCCTGCGCTTTCTGGTTAGCGATTGCGCTACGCACACTGTACGCAGCCCAATTACTGAAGTTGTCCACCACGTCATGCACTTCCCGCATGGAACCTTTGAAGGCCTGCTCTTTCGCTTTTACCTGTAAGCCTTTTACGTACTTGTTAAAGCCAGATGCAATGGTTTCTTTATCCGTAAACTCACGATTGAATGGAACCCATTCCGCGTTGTCCAGCATCCACTGCCCGTGCTCCTCGGACCAGACCCCCGTCTTCTGCAAGAGGTCCCGAATCCAGCTACGCATCTCCTGCTTAATGTCATCAATCTTTTGAATCTCTGGCATTGTCTGGAATAACTTCAAGCCCTCTTTAACTTGGTCAGGCTCCATGTGGAATACAAGCGCCTCTGCTTTATCCCGGAGTTTCTTGGCCCCATCTTTCTTACCCGTAGCTTCTAGCGTAGTGGCATCTGCCAGCATCTTGTCGCGTACCTTATACAAGGCATCCATACGCTTAGACTCTAGTGCAGTGCTTGCGTAGTACCGGGCTTCTGGCAACGTGAGCCCGTACTCCCGCATCATCGCGCCATACTCAGCATTTATAGCGTTTGTATTGGCCTCAGACTTTGTAGTTTGAAATTTATACGTTTCAGGGTTGTATTTAAGCCCCCCTGTCTGCAGTGCGGAGTCCGCCAAAGAGCTTGCATGGGATGCTTGAGACTGGCTCAACTGCATCAGCAGGTCTGTAGCTTCGCCTTCAGGCATGGTAGCTCGGGCTTCCTCACGAACTGCCCGGATCAGCGGCTCACTAGCGTCAAGGGCGTCCGACGCCATATTGACAAACGCAGTAGTCCAGCTTTCCGTTCCCTTACGCTTTGGCATAAAGTCCGCCACGGCATCTTTGACGCGCTCTGGCAAGCTACGGGTATCTTCGGCGGGCAACGTGCGGCCCATTGCAGCCAGCGTATCTGCCGCGTCTTGCGCAGCTTGGGGTTTAGCAGGAGGGGCTTTTGGCGCTCCGAACAGTATCTTCCCTTGCTGTTTCTTTGACTTCTTAGCTAGTGCCGCCGCTTGTCGTTTAGCCTGATCGGCTCTAATCCGCGCGGCTTTTACCGCAGCAGCTTCGGCCTTAGCCTCTGCCTTGGCTTCCTCAGTAGTAAAGTCAACCGCCCGGCCCTGCTTAGGGGCTTTCTTGGGAGCTTTCTTGGGAGCTTTTGTAGGAGCTTCCTCTTGAGCAATATCGGGCGTTCCGGGTTTAACCAAAGCGCCAAACATCCCGCCTACAGGAACTTTTGGCTTTGTCGCAGGTTCTGCGGGTTCTGCAGGTTTAGTCGGAGTTTCGACTGCCGTGCGCCCTAATACTTTGGCTGCTAACCGTAAGTTACCGGCTTTATCTTCTTGGGTCTCGTTCTCCGTAGGATCATTCAGCAGCGCGATAGTGTCCGCAGCTTCCTTGCGGGCCGCAGGTTTCGTACCGGCGTTGTCGACCCGGGCTTGTAATCCTGCAATAGCCGTGTCCTTAGTCAGTGCAACGGGAGGCGTTCCTTTAGCCGCAGTTCCTGTGCTAGTAGGAGGTCCAGCAGGTGCCAATCCGAGTCCGACAGTTTCCGCAGGCTTCGCGGGGGCCGCGGCTGCGGCGGGCTGAACGGGTGCTGGCTCGGTAGGTTGAACAGGTACTTCCACGCTAGGCTGACTTCCTCCGGGCTCAGTGGCTTGGACAGTTGGAGGTGACGCAGGGGGAGAGGGTTGTACATTGACGGGCTCCGAAGGTACAGCTTTAAATTCAGGACGGGCTAGATAGCGGTCAATCTTAGCCTGAATTCCTTCGCTTCGACCTTCCCGGTACATCTCCAGATCGCGTTTAATCTGCGCAGCATTAGCCGGATCAGTGATATCCAACCCCACAATGGGGGCCTTACGAATAACTGCAGTGGGGCCGATACCCAGTGCTTTGAACGTATCCGGGCCTAGTACCGTAGGCGCAGTCTCCGGGGTATATACCGTAGGCGCAGGGCGCAGGGTAGGCTCGGGAATTGGCTCGGGTGTTAGGCGTTTGCGTTGATTCGCATATTCCGCAGGAAGTTCAAAATTTTGCGGGGGCAACACTCCAAACTCGGAGTCTTTAGCTACCAAGGGGTGCGTATTTGGAAGATCGACATAGAAAACTTCCCCTCCCCCTACTGCTTTACGTGCCCACCCTTCAGCATTTCGTAGATCGCTGGTAAACCATAAGGGGCCAGTTTGCCCCGCCTCAACACCTCCGTGATAAACACGTACTGTGCCCGCAGGGGGAGCGGGAGCCGCAGGCGCTTCAGGAGCTACTTCCGCTTCAGGGGCTACTTCCGCTTCAGGGGCTACCGCCGCTTCAGGAGCAACCGCCGCTTCAGGAGTTACCACTTCAGGAGCAACCGCCGCTTCAGGAGCCACTTCCGCTTCAGGAGCCACTTCCGCTTCAGGAGTTACCACTTCAGGAGCAACCGCCGCTTCAGGAGCCACTTCCGCTTCAGGAGCAACCGCCGCTTCAGGAGCAACCGCCGCTTCAGGAGTTACCACTTCAGGAGCCGGGGCAGGAGGTGACGCTGCGGAGTATCTAGGTGCAGTGGATGCACGAGGTCCGGTAGGTGGGGCTGTGGAGGTTGTGGGGGCAGCAGGGCCTCCGCGTTCTGTATAAGCACTAACAGGCCCCGCAGCCAAAGCCCCCGAGAGGGCTCCGGTAGTTGCTTCGCCAGCGACACCTTGCATTGTGGGCGTAGGTACTCCCGCTTCCGTCAATGCGATGTTGGTAGCGCCCCGGGCTTGCCCGCTTTGGATGGCCTCCGGCACTGCTTCTTTAAGGGCAGCGGCCCCAACGCGAGTCCCATAACCTGCAGCAGCCTTACGTGCAGTATCTTTGGCAATTTCTTCAGCGGTTTTCTTGCCGAACAAGCCTGTTAGGTTTTTCTCAAGGCCCGTACCTCCGGCAACGGCACCTATACCCCCCGCAGCCAAAATACCGCCCCAATTCTTACCCAAGTATTCTTGGGACGCTAGAGCTTGCTGTTTAGCAGCTTCTTTGGGTACGCCTTTAGCTACGAGTTCTTTCTGAACTTCCTCGTAGATGTTACCCTTAACTTCACCAGCGCCTTGCAGCGCACCGAGCGCATACTTAGCGCCAATACCTACCGCAGCAGCCAGCGTTACCGGAGCGCCTAGCGAAACCCCAAGAGCCGTAGCCCCCAGACCCAATACAACAGGAAGCACGGACGAACCAATACCTTGCGTAGCCGTGAGTATCGGCGCCGCTGCAATATTCTTACCCGCAGTAGCTATCTCCTGCCCTATGCTGCCCGACTTGGCCGCGGCTTTGGTCGCTTCCGATTGGCGTTTAAGCTCCGCTTGGCGCTCCGGGGTCATCTTCGACCCCAGCCACTTCTGCAGTTCGTCTAACGATTCGGCAGGAGCAACCTCTGCACCAAAGCCTTGCAGCATTGATTTGCCCGACCCCACTAAGCTTTGTAATCCCGTAAGGGCTACATCAGATAGCGAGGTTGGCGCTGCTTCGACGGGGGCCGCATTTAATTCAGGGGCAGATGCCCATGCAGGGGTTTCACTAGAAACTTCCGGGGCATCGCTCCAACTCATTATGGCTTTCTCCGAGGTTTATTATCGGGCCCGATAAAAACAGTCCCGCTTGCTAACGCATTGTACTCAGCGTCACTGGATATCTTTACTGGACCTGCGGTTGGACCTGCGGTTGGGCCTGCGGGGGCAGAATCGGGGAGGCGTTTGCCAGTCTTACCAAAGGCTTCTAGCTGCTGCCTAATCTCTGTAATGCGAGCGGCTCGCTCTGCACGTAAGCCCTCAGGTTCGCTTAGCTTAGGAGATTCGGCATTTGCTTTTACAAGTTCCTTGTATTCGGCTAGCAGCATTTCTATGTCTATGGGCGTTGGAGGAGTTTTTCCACTACCCCGTAAACCTGCACGCACCTCTTTGGATTTCGCAGCAATTTTTGAAGACTCAAGGCGTTGTGCGGCATAAGTTCGAGCCGCTTCTTTAGTTGCTTCCCCGGACACATATCGACCGGCTACATTACCTGCTGCGCCGACAGATCGGCCCAATGCGCCCAACTCAGCCTTCTTCGCTTCATTTTCTAGCTTAGCCAAGTTTTGCTGGTGCATGGTGGCGGCTTTAATATCCCCCTCCGCGCGAGCGCGTTGCAATCCTTGCATCTCATACTGCGCCTTAACCATAATCTCTTGGCGTTTAAGGGGTAAGTCACGCAGTGCAGCTTCCTCTGCGGCCCTTTCTGCGTACGAACGCCCAAGCGACTGCCCCATACCCGCCATGAGTCCGCCAATACCCCGGCCCCGAGAGCCTTCGCCACCAGCAATAAGCGATTGCCACAAGTCCATACGCCTACGAGATTGCAGGTCTTCTCGAGCCCGGATATCGTTCTCCCCTTGTCTGCCTTGCAATTCTTCCAAACGTTTAAGGTATTCACCCTCAACATCCCGCTTCAGCATGGCGGCTTGTTCAGGATTTGATTGGGTCAATGCAGCTATTATTTCTTCGCGGGATTTAGGTGCAGGGCCTCTTTTGCCCATCTGCGCGGTAATTGCGTCTCTAGCAGCCGCATAGTCCCCCATTGGGTTTCCCATACCCGCCCCCGGAAGTTGAGCGCTAGCAAGCATTACCGGACTAGGGGCTCCCATGTCATCTTCTTCGTCCTCTTCGTCCTCTACATCCCCGCCCTCTGCGTACCCAACAATACCGCCATCTTTATACGCAGTCATGCGGGAGTTGATAGGCACCGAAGCAAGTCCGCCTTGGGCCATCCTTACAGGGGGCTCCCCTTGGGGCTGGGGTTGGGGCACTCCGCCCGGTACGGCACCGGGGGTACTCATAGCTTGCTGTGCTTGGGCCTGCCCCATCTGCTGCGGACGCATATTACCGAGGGATGCGATACCCGCAGTCTGCTTAATCTGGTTCTCCAGATTGTCTTTGACAGTACCTTGTGGGGGCTGGCCGGTCTGCGCATTCTTAGCCATGCGCGTGCGACGTTCCATCTCGCCTAAGGCGATATATGGAGGCACCATGTCAGGATTGGACCCGTTGGCGTACGCCATGATCTGCTGCTGCGGCATGTCCTTCAACTGCTCTTGAACTTTGAACAGATTTACCCCGGCAGCGGGAGCGCTGAATCCTTGAGGACCCCCTTGTGGAGCGCCTTGCGGTTGGCCCATTGGCATAGGTTGAGATTGCATTTGGTTCATCATTTGGTCTCGGGGATGAGTTTTTTAATATTCTCGAACAAGGAGCCTAGGCCGCCCACTGTGGAGGTGAGGTTTCCCAGTGTAGATTGTGGCGCAGCGGAGCTAGTTACGGTAGAGATTGGCAGCCCCTGAAGCATTGACTGCAGATACTGAGTTTGCTTCATAGGATAGTCCCGCTGCGTAAGGAATTCATTGTAGTCGGCTGTTACACCTTCTTGTTCGATCCCACGCTGTACCGCACCCTGTTGGGCTAGCAGGTTTGCAACCCCCATACCTTGACCCTGCTCGACGTTGAACTGGTTTGTGCCTTTATCAAAAGCCGTCGCGTAACCTTGGCCTACGGTCTTATTCATCTCTTGCATGAGGTTCCGCTGGGTTTCGGCGTCCATAATACCTTGGCGAGCGCCTCCAAAAGCCCCAGCGCCTGTCATCTTGGCAGCGTTACCCATTTGAGTAATTTGAGATTGGCGACGAAGCTCTTCCATCTGCGGCTGCAGCACAGACTGCAAGTACGGGTTCATGTAGGACTGCGCTACGCTTGAGGGCTGACCCGTACCGGCCCCCTGAGGAAGACCTGACTGTAGGGAAGGCTGCCCACCTACCCATTTATCGGTAGCGCCCGGTTCAAACCCCATTAACGTATCCACCCCCGCATTGGGGATGTTGTTTATTTTTGCGTATTGATATAACGCCATTTCGGGGGAAATACCCTGCGCAGCAGCCTGCCTTTTAGCTTCAGCCATAACCTTTGCGGATTGATCGGCTCCTAAGAAGGTGTATTGCTGCGCCCCGCCAGCCCCGTCTTTAGGGAAGAAAGACCCGCCCTGTTGCGCGAAGGTGCCCCCTAAGTTTTGCGGCATGGTTAGGTTTCCTAACCCTTGAAAGACTTTGGACTGCAGCCCCGACTCTCCTGCCGTCATGGGGCCTTGGTAGGTCTGGTAAGGCGTAGCCGCAATGCCTTGAGCCTGACCTAGCATATCCGTTACATAGGGCCCTGCCCAAGTAGACAGGGTGGAAGCGCTGCTTCCGGGTGTAGTGGTAGGTGCGGTTGCCATGTTAAGTCCTTATGCGGGGAGGTGTTTAGTGGCTCGCGTATTTGCGGCAATATTGGTTGCTTTACGCCTAGTAGTTTGAATGCGTTTCATCATAGCGTCTAGCTGTTGCGCACCTGCTTTAGTAGACCCATTCCCAAGCTCAGACACGATTCGGGCCGGTATGACGTATTCGCCGTCTGCAAGCGCTGCGGGTTGGTGCCCATCAATAGACGCAGGGATAGAGTCCGAAACGCCATCCCCCGGACCATTAAGCAGTCTGCCTTTAGCCAGAGATGCAATGCCGCCCTGTGCAAGTTTTACGGGGGTAGCGCCCGTGTACGAGTGGCCTTGAGGTGCAGGCTGCGTAGCTAGCCAGCTAGTAGTCGAGCCCGGGGTAAACCCCATCATTGCATCAACCCCTGCATTGGGGATACCTTGCTGTTGTGCATATCGGTACAACGCCATTTCAGGACTGATCCCTTGGGCCGTGGCTTGTTCCCTAGCCATTCGCTCGACGGTAGCCCGCTCGGTAGACCCCAGAGGGGCGTATTGTTGCGTAGCCGTTGGCGTTGGCGTTGGCGTTGGCGTTGGCGTTGGCGTTGGCGTTAAACTTGCTATACCCATTGCAGCGTTCGTTTTTGGCGGTGGCGTTAAACCTGCTTTAGCCATTGCAGCGTCCCGTGCAGCTTCCCATGCAGCCCGGGACCCCGGCCCGTTGAATGGTACCGCGTTGGGGTCCACTGTATCACCGGGCTTGAACACGGAGGCAACCTCCCCATTACCAATTGGCGCTACATATGTATTCCCTTGAGGTGCGGGAATATTCTGCGCTACCCATTTATCGGCAGTGCCCGGTTCGAACCCCATCAGGGTGTCAACCCCCGCATTGGGGATACCCTGCTGTTGTGCGTAGTTATACATTGCCATTTCTGGGCTAATGCCTTGGGCAGCGGCAAGTCTATTAAACTCCGCAATGACTCGCGCTTTTTCCGTCTCGCCTAAGAAGGCGTATTGGGGAGGCGTAGCCGTTGTAGGTAAACTTGCTATACCTTGCGCAGCGTTTTGTGCAGCACCCAGTGCAGCGTCCTGTGCAGCGGTCCATGCAGCCTTGGACCCCGGCCCGTTGAATGGTACCGCGTTGGGGTTCACTGTATCACCGGGCTTGAACACGGAGGCAACCTCTTCGTTTTGTGCAGCACCCAGTGCAGCGTCCTGTGCAGCGGTCCATGCAGCCTTGGACCCCGGCCCGTTGAATGGTACCGCGTTGGGGTTCACTGTATCACCGGGCTTGAACACGGAGGCAACCTCCCCATCACCAATTGGCGCTACATATGTATTCCCTTGAGGTGCGGGAATATTCTGCGCTACCCATTTATCGGCAGTGCCCGGTTCGAACCCCATCAGGGTGTCAACCCCCGCATTGGGGATATCGTAGAACCGTGCGTAGTTATACAGCGCCATTTCGGGGGAAATACCCTGCGCAGCCGCTCGCTTGTTGGCTTCCGCGATTACAGTAGCCCGCTCGGTAGCCCCCAGAGGGGCGTATTGTTGCGTTGGCGTTGGCGTTAAACTTGCTATACCCATTGCAGCGTTCGCTTGTAAGGAAGGCTGCCCACCTACCCATTTATCGGTAGAGCCCGGTTCAAACCCCATTAACGTATCCACTCCCGCATTGGAAATACCTTGCTGTTGTGCGTATCGGTACAACGCCATTTCGGGACTGATTCCTTGGGCCGTGGCTTGTTCCCTAGCCATTCGCTCGACGGTAGCCCGCTCGGTAGCACCTAAGGGGGCATACGTTTTTGGCGTTGGCGTCGGTGTGGGCGTCGGTGTGGGCGTCGGTGTGGGCGTCGGTGTGGGCGTCGGTGTGGGCGTTGGCGTTGGTGTTGGTGTTGGTGTTGGTGTTATCGGAGCAGGGATAATGGGAGGCGGAGTAAACGGAGTGGGGGTTAGCCCGGGATTAGAGGCCACAGGCTTGTACTGCATGGGGCTGAAGTATGTAACTCCACCGGACCCAGCCCTGCGAGGTGCCGTAGCCAACGTACGCCCTTCACCCTGCCCAAACTTAGCGTAATGCGTCGCTGCGTAATCTTTGGGGCTTAACCCCTGTGAGTCAGCTTTGTATGCTGCAGCCACATCCGGGTTCGCCCGTAAATACGCTTCACCCCCTGCGTCTGTAGTCACTGTATGCGGAATAGGCAGCATGGTTCGACTAGCAGCAAGAGAAGGAATCCCCCCTTTGTAGCCGGTATCCCCCGCAGAACCGCCAGAGCCGCCAGAGCCGCCAAAAAATGCACCTAGCCCTGCGCCGCCAAGCACTGCGGCACTAGTTGGGGTTAGCCCTAAGGCCTTAAGGATTTTGGTCCATTCAGGTTTGCTGTACTCAGATACATCTTCAGCGGTGAACCCAAAAAGCTTACTGGCCTCAGAGCTATCTTTCGCGGCGTTAAACACAAACGGGGTTGTAAACGTACCTTTCTCATGGAACTCCTTCCAAAAGGCGTCATTAACCGCTTCGTTATCGGTTACACCTCCACCAATGAGCTCCTTCCAGTACGCTTCATTAACCGCCTCGTGGGAGTCGGCGTCGGTGTCGCCCCCACCAAAGAACAGATCCCAAAACGTTTTGTTAGCCCCATCGTTATCGCCCAGAATAGTTGGCATATCAAGCTCTCCCAATAATGTTCATTAGCTCATCGAGCGTAGTGGCAGATGAGTCCCCTGCCGTAAGTTTCTGTATCAGTTCGTCCGCACTATTTTCGTCGGGTTTAGGGGTATCCGCAAGCTGCTCAGCAAACTGCCACGGCTCCGCTCCTGCAGCGGTAACACTTAGACCCCGGTAGTCCTCATCGACTAGGTCGCCCCGCCCCTTCAATTTTTGCTTCTTGGAACCAAACTCTTTGCCGTAATAGAACATATTGGCGAGGAGGGGGAACCCTAAGGCTGCGGCGGTCTGCGCCTGCACTTGGGGTGTCGGTTTAGGTGTCGGTTTAGGTGTCGGTTTAGGTGTCGGTTTAGGTGTCGGTTTAGGTGTCGGTGTGGGCGTTGTTTTAGGCGTCGGTGTGGGCGTTGTTGTAGCGGTCAGCCCCAAGTCCTCGTTAGCCTGCTGGCTATCTTTCGCGGCGTTAAACACAAACGGGACCAAGTCCTCGTTAGCCTGCTGGCTATCTTTCGCGGCGTTAAACACAAACGGGGTTGTAGTCGTGTCGTAACTAGAGGTATCTGCAGGGGTCAGACCTAAGTCTCTGGTAGCTTGATCGCTGTCTGCACGGGGGTTAAACACAAACTGGGTTGCAGAGGTATCTGTACGGGCGTCTCGAGCGGCATCGCTCAGGGCGTTTCGAGCGGCATCTGTACCTGCGGTAAGCGCCGCGTTTATTATGGACTGGTCTAACGGCTTCCCTACTAGGGTATTCGCTATTACTGAGGTAGCCGCTTTTTTCGCAAAATCGGGGAGGTCATCAAACCCCGGAATTAGGCCTGTAACCGTAGGCATTGCCGCCGAAATCCCACCCGTGACAAGTGCTTGGAGCGCTCCCTCTACGCCGCCGCCAGTCGCAATAGAGCCCGCCACGCGGCCTGCAATATTCGCCCCGGTTTGCCCGAGGGCATCAACTACGGGGCTAAAGCCCGCGATGCCAGAAGCAACACTACTTCCAACCCATGAAAGCGCCGCGGCTTTCAACACATCTTCAATATCTCGACCCGCAGCAAGATTTAGCGCGGCAACCCCAAGAGGCCCGCCGAAAATTGAAGCGCCTGCTTGAAGTATGTGCCCAAGCACAGGGGTCTGCAAGAGTTTAGCGAAGTCATTACTGGTACCCCCGTATTGTGTATAGAAAACGGGAGTGCCATCAGGCTTAAATTGAACGTTATATTCAGTAGAGCCCTCTCCAGCAAAAGTTCCCCCCCAAGTATTGCCTCTGGCTTTGTCGTAGGTGTCGTTTACGAAGGATTCACCAGTCGCCTTGTTGTAGTATTCCTTTACTGTGGTAGCAGGAGCCATATAGCTGGATGGGACGTCTCCCTCCCCCGTCACCTGAGAAACCTCGTGCTCCGGGATAACTCTATCTCGAACACCAAAGTCTTTAATGTCTGTAAGGCCTGCACGTGACAAAAGCCGCGCCATATCTCTAGCGGTGGATTCCGCACTTCCGAAGGCCTCGCCACCCCATTTTGAGGAGGTCCCCTGACCCAAAATCTGCTTGGTTAAGCTATCAATTGTGTCTTGGAAGCCCCCACCGGGACGGGCCTCACCAGAACCGTACATGGAATAGTGTTTTGCGCCCGCTGCTATAGGGTCAAAGTTTCCTTGTTGCTGGTAATACGCCTTGACGTCAGGGTTTTGCTCTAAATAGTCCGCGTAACGCTGGCCCAATAAATAGGTTTCATACCCCTGAGATGCTACAGGGTCCGAAATGCCAAGCCCTTGAAGGTACGTTTTAGCTTCACTACGATTAGCGTCTGTAGCCCCCCCAAGTTGGGAAAAGTACTGCCTATAGGCGTCAGCAATTTGATTTTTATTACTGCCCGCCGTTAAAGGCGGCACCGTAGGGGTATCTTCAGGCATAGGCATGATGCGGAACCTTTAAGCTATTGCGGATACATACGATAGGGTGACTATCGCAGAGGCTGTTGAGGGGCGCACAGGAGCCGTGGCTGCCGGGTATGTAGGTATCGTAACATTTGTGCTATCGACCGCCCACCAAAGTTCTACAAACTCCCCCGCTTCTAAGCGCACAAAATAGTTCCACCCCACGATACTCCCGCCATCAACGGAGCCGTGCCGAGGCGCTATCGTTACAGACCCACGAGAACCCGCGATATCCACTCCGGGGCCGGGGCCGTCTTGGCGAAGCCATATGTCAAGATCGTGGGCTTGCGAGGATATGTTTTTGGTCTGCACACTGAACTGCAAGTTGTAAATGCCGCCGTAAGTTACTACCAGCCGGGAGGTTATGGACCCTGTAATTGTGGTGCTAGCTACCGTAGCCGATGTGCTGACCGTGTACGTCCCGGTACCGCCCGTACCGCCCAAGAACGCAGTAATTGTGGTGCCCGGTACGACTCCGGTACCCGTTAGGGTCATCCCAAGATAGATATCATCCCCCGACACTGCAGTGACTGTAAGGGTTGTTAGAGCTTGCGAAGCCGTCATTACGGCTACATGGTCCCCGAGTGCTACGCCATTGGCGTAATCCAACGTGTCAAAAGTAAGCGCTTTGGCGGTGTTAGCAGGGGCGGTCTGGGTAACTAAAGATTGAAACGCCCCATACGGATGCTGCAAGAACCTACCTCCAGTGCCGCCCAGCAGTTCCGACATTGCCGCGTCTAGCTGGTTAAAGTAGATACGCAGCATGTTATTCTGCGCTCGAAAGGAGTCCTGCGAATATTCTGCGGGCAGTATCTGCAGCGCAGGGGCCTTTGGTTTAAGTAGTAGCGTCATAAGTCAACGTTTCCCATCAGGCCTTACATCGAAACGGATAGAACCTAGTTGCCATGCGGTACCTATTTTGTTGGACGAGGCTTTCAAGATCATCTGCCGCCCGCGAAGGCGCGTGTAAATCTGCCCTGTAAACCCTTCAGTTACGGTGTATTCCGCCCCAGTCAATTGGTTAACAGGCTGAGATACAAGCGATCCCGTGCCCGACCCAGAGTTCTTCATGGGGTACAGCCCCAAGGTTACCTCCGCAGTAGTGCCTGCAGTAGACCCCGCAAACGAGAGGTCAGGTAGCATACGGTATACAAACATGAAGTGATCCCCGTCATCCATATCGAACTCAGAGGAGGAGATATAGGCATGGATCGGGAGCGTTACATCCGTTTCTTCATCGTCCACCCCAAACTCATGGTTGACGATATTATGGCTGTATGTAGCCGCAATAGGGTAGTTTATTAGCCCCGAGTCGAGCCATGCGGTGCGTCCCATCGTGCCGTAGTACCAAACCTTCTCGACGTAGTTGTAGATAACATAATTACTGATCGCGGTACTAGCTGCCGCGCAGTAAAACCACCAGACTTCATTAAAGCCTTCATTGGTGCCCGCAAATACTTGGTAGTTTTGCGTCAGGTTGATGTCTTGGTAGACAAACTTTCGCAGGTCGCAGTCAAGGGTTCGTACTGTACCGTCATACATGTAGAACTTATCAATACCCATCCAGTAGACAACGCCTGAAGCTAGGGCTACTGCGTTAGGCCCCATAATCGAAATGTTATCGCCCACAAGCTGCGTCTGCCAAACTACCGGAGCCCCTACATATTGGAATGCATAGAGGGTGGAGTCGGTCCATATCAGAATCTCTTGCCGCGCCTGCAAGCAAGCTACGATTTTGGACCCGTGAGAGAGCCGAATGCTTCCTGCCTGATTAGTGGCAGATGGCGTCCACTGGGTTACAGACTCTTGATCGGACCAGCGTACCACCATAGGGTCTTGTGTGGCAGTCCCGAATTCGTTAGCCCCTAGGGCAAACACAAAGCGGCTTGTGTCCGATATAAAGATCGCGTTCTGAACAATCGGAACGTTGGAGGCCCCACCCAAAGACGTAACTGCAATTCCCCTATTAGAAAGGATATGGGTGCCCGACTGAGTTCCAGACGTAGTTATAGCAGTGCCGCCGTACGTGGTGGATAGATTGCACGTAGTAACCCCGCTAACTGTTGTGGAGTTTATAACGTAGTACACCACATAGGTAAGGAGCCCTGTAGGCAGTGCCCCAGTGGTCTCTAGCATGACTGCAGTACCGTTAAGTAGCAGGGGGCCAGTCGTAAAGGTCAGTACCGCGGTTGCCCCGATAGTCACGGTAAAGGTCGAAGTACCCAGCCCAGCGCTCGCATTCCAGTAATATATAGCCCCACCCGCAGGGGCAAACACCAAACTCTCACCAAAGTTATTCTGGCTCCAAAGCTGAAGCGGCGTACCCACCGTAACCCCAGTCCCCCAGCCTCCGGACCCCCAGCCACCACTACCCCATCCAGCAGCGGGGCTTTGTACCTCTAACCCTGTAGCGACTTGGTACGCGGCAACAACCGCCGCACCTCCACCCGGAGAGCCCGCTACATCAGTACCTGTAGCAGTAGTTGCAACGGTAATCGTATAGGTATCGGCAGTGATAACGGTTACTTGGTACTCTTGGTTAAGTAGAGCCGCAGTTATGTTACCGCCAAGCCCTACCGCTCCACTGAAGGATACAAAGTCATTCGACCCACCTCCATGTGCCGTATCGTAGACCGTAATAATATTAGAGCCTAGAGTGGCAGTGAAAGGGTTTCCCGTGCCTGTAGCCCCAAGCATGGGGCGTACAACTTTCCGAATAGGCGTTACGTCATAGTACAGCCCGCCCTTGTTGATATAGAACTTCAGGTTTGTACCCACGCCTATAAGCGTCAGTCCAGTAAGCGTAACCCATGTCCACAGTGAGCGGCATACGCCTAGAAATGTATAGACGGAATACCGAGCCCACCCACCTAACTTCTCGGGGGTCCCTTTACGAAACCGAATCTTGTCGCTGTCGTACCATTTGCCTTCGGAGGTGTAGCGGGTATTTTCCTTCGAGACTCCACTCTGGATTCCAATTTTTTTTATGGGCATATAGACCTTAATAGTGCGGCTTCTGCAGCGCGGCGTTTTACCAAGCCGGGGAGTATGCGCCCCCCGCCGCGTACCCATTTAGCCAATTCTAACTGCGCAGCAGCCCAGTCTTCGAGGTTGATTTTCTTACGAAGCGTACTGCTATGCAAGTTTCCGGAGCCTAGGTTGAAGGTGAAATCCAGTATCGCCGCTAGTTTGCGGGGCTCTGTAAGCTTAGGGCAGGATCGTCTTACCGCAGGTATGCAGACCCTATTTAGCTCCCACCGCAAAAGTTCTTCGGCCCGGGCTCGGGTTATCGGGGCGTCTGCTAGAGTTACTCTGCGCCCATCCTCGTACCGGGTCGATCCGTAGCCCACAGTCGCCACGAGGGCCGGGCACGTATAAGGCTTGAGATACAGCCCTTCAAACTGCCGACAGAGCGAGGCCGCTATCGCAACGGCTTCCGTACTCATTTACCACGCTTGAAGAGGGACCGATCTGCTAAATAGATACCCAGTGCCGCGCCGCATATGCTCCAGCCGTTATCGTCCAGTACCCATCCAGTTTGCGCGAAGTGCAGTGTGACCATAATAACGGCCCATGTAGCCACGAAGGGGCGGATAACCCCGTTCCAAGCGTCAATGAACCAGATACCAATAGTCTGCGTAGTCCCCTTGACTGCAGCCAGCCATCCATCGGCTTCTATTTGGTCCACTACCGCTTCGGCCTGCACATGCACAAGCTTGACCCCCAACTCTGCCTGGAGGCGTAGCGCGTCTTGGTTACGCAGAAACTGGGAGTTATCTAGTTCGCCTTGCAGCCGCATCCGATCCATCTCATGCAGGTGATCTTGTTTCTTGTTCATCCAAGAGCTTATCTCGCCAAACAACATGCGAAATACAGAGCCGCCAAGAAAGGACAGGAGCGCCGCGAACATTATCTTGGATCGCCCGTCAGAATCTCAGCCTTACGCCCCGGGGCAAGGATTTTGATTGCTGTCATATAGTCCAGACTGTCACTGATTGACTTCAGCGCCATATTAACCGTCAGTGTGCGAGGATCATTCAAGAGGTCTTGCAAATCCATAATCACCGGATCGGTAGACTTCTTAGCGGCAATACGCTCTGCCGAAGTGAACAACATCTTGTACTGGATAGCACTGACCGTAGGAGGCACGAATACAGGAAGTTCTGGAATAACCGGCTCTGGAATTGGCTTTTTGGTCAATACGCCATCTGTAAAGGTGTCGCCCGATTCTGCTTCATCTGGTACTTGCGTATCAAATAGCGTGGCGATGTCGGGGTGAAACACATCTAGCGGATCACCGGCAGTCAGGTCACGAATAACCGTGTTTTCAATCCATGCGTATTTCATTTTAGTAACCCTCAGTCCAATAAAGAATCACTGCCCCCGGACCGCCAAGTTGGCCGACGCCCCCAAAGAACCCTCCGCCGCCTCCGGTATTTCCTGCACTCGAACCAGCGCCTCCCATATAACCCCCTGCGCCCCCACCGCCTCCGCCGCCGCCGCTTCCGCCGCCTCCGCCGCATCCAAAGCCACCACCGCCACCCCGGCCTGTGGCAGTCGTACTCGGGCCGCCGCCACCCCCGCCACCGGGGCCAGTAGCTCCTGAACCCCCGAAAGCAGTTGTGGTAAGTACGCCTCCTACGCCTCCGGGAGTTGCAGCGGCACTATCAGACAGTAGCAAGAAAGCCATGAGGCCGGCCCCCGTAGTGCCTGTGCCTCCGTTACCCCCCGCAACGCCAGTTGTTCCCGGGCTTCCATGCGATCCAACACCCCCGCCGCCGCCTGCAGAGCCAGATGATGCGGCAAACCCAATACCTCCAAAGCCACCCCCAATACCTCCGCCCCCGGACCCGGATGTAACCCCTGTTGCCCCAGTCCCGCCGCTTCCTAGCAATGAACCCGCAGCGCCACCGGCACCACCCCCAAAACCCCCAGTACCCCCACCGCCACCAGTAGCACTAAAACCCTCACGCAAATTAGTGATAAAAGACCCTGTGCCCCCCGCACCTCCGGTAGCCGTACCCGGGCTGCCGCCGCCAGTTGCCGTTAACAGTGTGCCAAAAGAAGAAGTACCAGCCCCTGCGCCAACCGTGATCGTGGGTAGCAACTGCCCCGGATTGACATCCACAATCCCCCACGCGAAACCGCCGCCGCCACCACCGCCATTACCGGTCGTCCCACCATTACCCCCACCCCCAAAGACCATCACGCCCATTTGGTATGTGTTGCGGGGTACACGTTCAGTGCTGGTTGTTGCCGTAATCAGGCGTGCGCTGCTCCAGAACGGAGGTTTAATCCGCGAGCCAATAATGATGGGGTTAGAAAACCCGTATGCACCTTTGTTCATTAGAAGCTACCTCCACGCGCCGTTGTTATGATGCCGCCCGTTTGCGTCACAGATACCGTAGTCCGAAGGCTATAGCCAGCAGGTAATATGACCGGCATGAACTCAGGATTGGCAATACTTGAGAATGAGGTTGCATTCGCCGGCACTGTGGTTGACCCTGTATTAGCCGGGATAGTCACTTCTTGCAGCAAGCTGTATGTTGCTGCCGCCCGCGTGCTTGAGTAAAACCCAACTGCGCTTGCCGCAACGTTGGAAACGCTGGTAATTGTGTATGTGAACGCTGTAGTGGATGTCACCGTGATTGCGACAGAGTTCTTGTTGTATTCAACCGGATAGGCCTCTTGAATGGTTACCAAGTCCCCCGTAATCAGGTTGTGGGCCGTAGCGGTAGTTACCGTCGCTGTTGTGGTTGCCGAAGTAATGGAGCTAATGGTTGATCCCATTGTGCCTTGGCACACCCACAAGCGAAGCAGCCCGGCAACGGAGGTGCCCTGCGTAATACTATCAAGGTTATCAATCCGCGCCCCAGTAGAGCCCGCAGTGACGATTACACCTACGGTAGCATTCGTGGGGGCCGTATACGAGGTATCGGCGGTAGTGGTCGTGCCACTCTGGATTAGCGGAGTCGCCGCATATTGGGCATTGATAGACATTAGATGATTCCTAAGTTAAAGAGGATAAGTCCGGGAGTAATCGTTGGGTCTACCCAGACCGGAGCCGTAGTTCCAGTGGATTGCAGAAGCTGGCCTGTAGTTCCCGCAGCGGTAAACCCTGTGATGCTAGGCGCTGATTGATATGGGATAACCCCCGCCGAGCCGCCCGCCAATGCTGCGGAGTTAACCGCTGGCGGGGCTACAACCCATGTAAACGCAGTGCCGCTCCAGCTCAAAACGTATCCGGGATTTACAGGGGCGGTAATGTAGCTTGTGCTGCCCGCGCCAAGTTGGTACGGTATGTTGTTTGCTACCCCTCCCGCTATGTTAGTAGCAGTGCCTGCGGTCGTAGCGCTTCCAGCGGTCGTAGCGCTTCCAGCGGTCGTAGCACTCCCAGCGGTTGTCGCTGTTGTCGCTGTTGTGGCCGTTAGCGCACTGGTAGCTACCCCATTAAGGTAATTGATACCGTCAATGACATCTGTGCCATTGTTGTACACCAGCATTCGCTTGCCATTGGGGACCACAACGCCGGTAAGCCCGGATACCTTAACAGTCAGAGCAAACCCGCCTACAGTGTTGTTAAACACAAGGTACGGCTTCTGAATAGCAGGCACATTGATCGTACCCGCAGCAGATAGCGTAGCGGTTACATCCAGTACAAAGGCCCGGGCGGTTTGGCTTGCATTGGTATCTAGCAGGGTGAGCGTAGCTACGTTGGCTGTGAAGTCCCCTGTTACAAGCG